ATGTCCCAATTTGCACTGGGGATGATTTGGCAATAGACGTCCCATCACCCAATCTACCAGCAGAGTTTGATCCCCACGCCCAAAGAGTCCCATCTGTTTTAATACTAAAAGAACTATTGGCGCCCGCAGACACATTACTCCAATCAGTAAGTGTTCCAATTTGAATTGGTGAGTATACGTCGTTTGTTGTGCCGTTTCCTAATTGACCACCATTGTTATAACCCCAAGACCATAAAGCATTAGATGTGCTAACGGCTAATACCTGAAGGTTTGAATCAGCAGCCAACCATTTAAAAGTAGCAAGTTGAACTGGAGAAGATCTACGGTTGTAAGTAACTTGATTTTGTGCAAGTTCCCCATAACCGTTATATCCCGAATTATTTGAACCAAAAACACTTGCCCATGTTGTCAATGTTCCAACTTGGATGGGGGAAGAAAGATTATAAAAAAGACCGTTACCAATTTGCCCGCTAGCATTGCTTCCCCAAGCCCACAATGTACCGTCCGTTTTAATGGCATACGCATTATCGGAACCACCTTCAACATATAACCAATTAGTTAATGTACCAACTTGAACTGGCGACGATTTATCAACTACTGTTCCATCCCCTAATTGCCCTGCGTAGTTAGCTCCCCAAGCATACAGAGCACCGGCTCTAATTGCATACGAAAAACTTTGGCCACAAGCAATACTTGTCCACCCAGTCAAAGTTCCAATTTGAACTGGCGACGATCTATCAATTGTTGTTCCAATACCAAGTCGACCGGTATTGTTATATCCCCATGTCCATAATTGTGAATCTGTACCCCTAATTGCCATTACGTGAGCATTTCCCCCCGTAATCTGATACCAGTCTCCCCCCGCTCCTATTGCAGTAAGGTTAGAGGTACTGACGGTTGAGCTATTTCCAAGTTGGCCAAAGTCGTTAGCACCCCAAGCATACAATTGCAAATTTGTATCAACTGCAAACGAACTATTCCCCGTTGTGGCAATAGAGAAAAAGCCACTATAGGCGGCACCTATTTGAGCCGGAGATGATTTGGAGAATACAGACCCATCACCCAATTGACCAGAACTGTTTAAACCCCAAGACCATAAAGTAGAATCTCTTTTTATTGCTAATGCATGTTCATTACCAGTGGCAGTAGTGCGCCAATCAGTTAATGTTCCAATTTGAATCGGGGATGATCTATTAACTGTTGTTCCATCACCAAGTACACCGCTATTGTTACTCCCCCAACCCCATAAAGTCCCATCGCCTTTGACAATGTTTATGTTGTAATTTCCAGTGCCATCTTTGAAAGACCCCCAGTAGCCTTGGGAAGCGATGTAAAAAGGATAAGTTTTACTACTTATGCCCGGTGAAGGGCCAACTTGCATTTGGCCATAAGCATTGCTACCAGCAAAGTAAACGTTATTTGCTGTGTCTACAAAAAATGATGTTGAATTATTAGCACTTGATGCAAGCCAAGCTGTGCCTGCGCCAGCTTGAACTGGAGAAGATCTGTTGGTCAACAAACCATTGCCTAATGCACCAGAACTGCCATACCCCCAAGCCCACAAAGTACCATCTGTTTTAATTGCAGAAGCAAACTCATCGGCTTTTATAACTCCTAATTTAGCCCACGAACCAGAAATTTGAGAAGGTGAACTACGGTTAATTGTTGACGCAATATTTATACCCAATCTACCTGAGGTATTTAATCCCCATGAGTATAAAGCCCCAGTGGAAGTTAAACCATACCCGCCGCCTGTTCCACCTCCGGAAACGCTTGACCATGTAGTTAATGTCCCAATTTGAACAGGGGACGATCTATTAATTGTTGCTGAATCTCCAACTCGACCACTCGGGCCATACCCCCAAGCCCATAGCGTTCCATCTGTTTTAATCGCATACCCGTTGTAATACCCAGCAGCAACGCTTGCCCAGTTAGTTAAAGTTCCAATTTGAACGGGAGAAGATCTATCAATTGTTGAGTTATTTCCTAATTGCGCATTGGCGTTATAACCCCAAGCCCATAATGTTCCTGCTGTTGTTATGGCATAAGCTGCGACGCCTCCAACTGAAACTGAAGCCCAGTTTGTGTTGGTTCCAACTTGAACAGGGGAAGAAGCATTATTTGTTGAACTGTTTCCCAATACACCATTGTTGTTACTCCCCCACATCCATAAAGTACCATCGGATCTAATTGCCGCAGTTACCGATCCGTCTGGGCCAACATCCAACTTTCGCCATGTTGTTAATGTGCCAATTTGAGTTGCAGTGGGTGTATCAACTGTTGAGCCAATACCAAGATACCCGCCATCATTTCTTCCCGCAGCCCACAATGATCCATCTGGTCTTAGAGCAACTGACCAACTTCCACCTAAAAAAGCGGGTGTAGCAACAGGCGATTTATCTGGAGCTACTTGTAAAGGGGTGGGGTAAAAGTCACCAGAAAGTTGATTTGTGCCATAAACACCATAAGTGTTATCGCCCCAGAAATAAAGATAATTTCCAATACCAGAAACAATGGATTTAAACTGGCCCCATGCCTTAGAGGTCATTGCCCCGATGCGAGAAATGATTGGCATTTAATACCTCTTATGCAAACTTGGTCTGGGAAGCAAATACAGTGAACGCTGCTGAACCCGTCTTAACAATGGTGTAAACATAAGCATCAACGCTGCTTGTATTACCGGAAGTAGGTGCTGTTCCGCCTTGCCACTTAGGAGTAATAGAAGCTCCATCCACTTGGACTGCGCTGTTGTAATAAGCTGTTGCGCCCTGCGTCACCAAGAACGCTACCGTCACACACTCACCTGTAGCTAAAGCCGTATCAAGACTTGTACCGCTAGAAGCACGGAAGTTCACTGTCCAGTTAGCCGATGCGTTGGTTGTGTAGTACAGAACGGACTGGGTAGTAACGTCGTAGTTGATTGTGCCAGTAGCGGCAGTAGCTGAAACTGTAATAGCTTCAATCGCGTTCAGGAACTTAGAAGACATCGTGGCCGCGCCGCCAGTGAATGTCTGTAAAGCTGTGAAGTTAGTTGCTGTGCCGGGCGCTACATAGTCTGTACCAGCAGTGGCATTTGCCAAAGCACCGCCAGAGTTGGCCTTCAAAATAGCCGTACCTGATGGTGGAGCAAGGTAATCAGTACCCGCAGTCGCCGCAGAAATGGCAGTGCCGTTACCCTTGAGAACGCCAGTAATTGAAGTAGCAAGCGTCAAAGCTGGGGTCGCACCACCAGAACTTGTACCCGTAAAGCCGTTTGCAGAAGCTACGCTAACTGATGTAACTGTTCCAGAAGTAGTTGTAGCAACCTTTGCATAGTCAGTGCCGTTGTAATAAACAATAGCACTCTCACCCACAGCAATAGAAACACCAGTCTGACCTGACGCTTTAAACGTCACTGTGCCGCCAGTGGCCGCATTGACCACGGTGTAAGTCTTACTGTAGCTTGGGCCTGTAACTACCTTAGTAGTGGTCAGCGTACCGGAGACTTTAACAATGGCAAACTGCGCTGTAACCGTACCCGCACCCGACAAAGTAGATGTGATATTGGAGGCAGAAGCATCACCAGTGGTGTTAGCCAAAGTGACTGCACCGTCGCCTGTCAGAGTCAATGTGCCTGCAATAGCGATGTTGGTGTACTGAGTAATACCATTGTTAACGGTATCGCCCCATGTGCCGGCAAGCTCGCCTTGTACTGGTAGGGCTAAGCCTAGTTGCCCTGTTGCGCCTGTAGTCATTTAAATGCTCCTAGTTCGTGCTGATAGGTGTCCACGCAGGGGTCTGCGCGTCATCAACCGCTGCCCAGCTTGCAGTCTGAGCGTTGGTTATATTTTGCCAGTTTGCAGTCTGCGTGTCATTAAGATTTTGCCAGCCTGCGGTTTGTGAATTACTGATGCCGCCCCAGTTGGCATCCTGCGTATCATTGATAACTTCCCAATAAAGTTTCCCTGCAACCAGATCTGTAACTGTGGCCAATTCCGCAATGTCTGCAAGGAACTGAATAACTGCGGAAGCCTCATCTGATACAACTGAAGACTCGCTAACGCTGACTTCCATCAGGTTGCTTGCAACTGCCTCATCCGTGCCAACCGCAGTTTCTGCTACATCTGAGTAGACCTCTACGTTAGTATTTAAAGTATCGGAAGCTGTTGCCGCCTCAACCACATCGACCAAGAAAGTAAATGCCGCAGAGTCTATGTCTGCAATCGAGGCTGTCTCGGCTACAGAAACGTTATAAGTGGGGGTGGAAGAAACATCATCACTTCCGGAAGCCGTCTCAGATACTGCCACACCAAAGTTGGCATTTGTAGATATTTCATCAGAGCCGCTACTTGTTTCTGATACAAAAACACCAAACGTTGCCAACGCAGATATTGCATCGGAACCCATAGCTGTCTCCGCTACATCAGAGTAAACCGAGACGTTGGTATTGAGGGTGTCTGAGCCAGTGGCAGTTTCTGTTACGGCTGAAGTAAAAGTTGCAAGGGCTGAGTCGTCGTCTGTGCCTGTCGCAGTTTCAGCAACAGTCCGGTCATAGCCCGATGCACCCCAAGCAGCCTGACCCCACGCGCCAGAACCCCAGCCGCCTTCAGCCATTTAAGCCTCAACCGGCAAGACTGAAGGTGTAAGTTACTGAAAGAACGTCACCAGAAACTACAGAGCGGTCGCCGGGTGAAGCAAAGTCAGCAGCGGAAAAAAGTATTCCGGTTGTACCAGAAGCAGCATTACACAAGAATGCACCACCTACAGTAGCTGTTGCATTAATAGAAAATGAAGCTTTAGAAGCTGTATTGGTCACAACTGAAGGATTTGCATTGGTTGCAGCGGCAAAAACTGCCGTTACACGGTTTCCTGTATAGGGTGTAATTTCTGTCCAACCAGCGTGGATAGCCAATGTGTCGGTTGCCGCAGGTGTATTAGATGCGCCAGCACCGTACAAACCAATGTACCAAGTAGTGCTTTGTGAAGTTGAAGTTAAAGCTACACCGGCCATGTACTGTAGGCCAACGTTAACCACCAAGTTTTTGGATTGGTCTGTCCACTTTAGATTGCCGTCTTTATCGTGGCACTCAATAGAATAAACACCCGTGGCTTTAGCGTGGTCGGCTGAACCAGAATTGGCAATAAGACCGCCAGAAAAATGGTCAGTTGCTTTGAGTTTTTCTGTTGTCATATTGACTCCTTAATTAGAACTGCGAATCAATGCAGCCGATGCTGTATTGGCGGGCATTGTGATTGTAAAGTTAGAAGATGTTTTGTCAGACCCAAAGTCCAACACGGCAATAGATTTGTTGCCTTGCGTAACGTTATAGATCAACGCGCAACGTGCAGTAACTGAAGCGTTAAACACAACATTATCAAAGTTTACATACACTGTAGAACCAGATGTATTCAAAGTTACGCCAGTAAGCGCCACTCCTCCGGCTACATATCCTGTGCCAGTGACTTCTTCTGTTGTTGTGTAAACCGTTGTATCTGCATTCAGATCTGCATTAGCCGTGTACAACGCAATGTAAAGCGTATTTGTGAGCAGGTTGTGAACGGCCTGATAGATTTCCGCTTTGAAGCTGGTCGTCTGTGTTTGGACAATACTGCTCATGAAACTGCCACCCTGACCTGTCCATCACGATAAGCATCAGCACGCTGTTTGCCGTCTGCCAAGTTTTTATACAGAGCAATAGCTTGTACATAGCGACTTTGTGCAGTCGTAATCATGTCTTGCTCACCCTTCATGTAAACAAGAGCTTCGCAAATTGTTCCGTACAACAATACAGAATCAAAGTTGTCACCAAGCCATGTTCGGCCACCAGCAACCGTTGTGATGGACTCTGGATAGTAGTAATAGTGAAGTTCAGCGTTGTAATCAGCATTAGGAGTTGGGCCAACAATGAATGCCAACTCATTAACATCACTAGACTGTGGGCCAAAAATTGCGTAATGTTTTGGTTCTGCTGAATATGCAGACAAAGGATAAGCCTCACGAATGAAGTTTACATCCTTGTTGAGCAAATACAAGTAATCGCCTTGAAAGACTACAGCGCCGGACACAGCCGCACTGTTTGCGACGGTAAGCGTAATGGTTGTTCCAGCGATGCTTCTAACCTGTGCGTTAGTACCAATACCACCGCCAGTTACTTGCTGGCCTACTGCAATACCAGTCGCACTGGCAACCACAATGGTCTTTTGACCAGATGTGCCGGTCGCAGTAGTGGTGTTGTATGGGTATAGAGCAAGGCTATACACCGACAAAAAGTCATTTGGACACTGGAGATACTTATTGCCAGTGGTCAATGAACCCGTCACGTTCTTTCGCAAGTTAGCAGGTTGCGCAGTGTTATAAATGCGCTGCTCCGCCTGACGAATGAACGTATCCATGTCAGTGGTTGGGAAAGAGTTTTCGCAGTAATCGCTTACTGCTGTGACAAGTTCATCGTATGTCATGCCATCGGGCCTCGTGCCATCAAACCTTTAGTAGCTGCACCTGTACCGCGAACTTTGATGCCGCTAGTTTTGATTGGCTCATCACCAGCAGATTTGCTCTCAGCACCAACACTGACATCCAAGGTGTCAAGCTTACTGCGGTTAGGTTCTTTGCCGGGATTGGTAGAAGCTTTAACAGCTTTGCCAGTCATGGTGTGTGGCTTGGCATAGACCTTGGCATCACCAACTTCTTTGCCCATCATTTTTTTGCTAAATGTAGCCATGATTAGCCTCGCTTTTGATTCATTGCACGGGCTAAATTACGACCTACTTTGCGCATTTCCATTCCGGTTACGCCAGCAGTCTTCTTGCCACCCTTTATTTGACCCGCTGTTGGGCCACTATCACCAAGATTCTTGCCCTCAGTTTTGCCCTTTTTAGCGATGCCATCGGCTGATCGTGTATATGCCATGTTTAAACTCCTTAAGATACCGTTACTGTACCAACAAATGTCGTTGCCACCAAGTAATTTGGTGTTAGCCCCGCATCAAAATCACTAGCCCCGCCAACGGGATACCAGCCCCACTGAATGTCTCGTGAACCACCAGACAAGTTCCCATTAACGTTTACACCAGAGGTTACATACGTTGTGTCTTTGCGGGGGTTGCGCAAAGCTTGAGGATCATCTACTGGGAATGTGCCAAGCATCAACTGCGGTTGGTCTGGATCCCAGCATTCAGGGCACACAAGTAACTCATACTTGCGTTGCTTAATGATTTCAATCTTTAACTTTTTTAACAGGTACTGCTGCCCACAGCGATCACATTCAGCAATCGCTTTCTTGCCGGATGCGAATCTTTGTCCCATTATGAGTTACCGATATACATCTGACGTGGCACAAACCTTGAAGGTGCTTTCTCTCGGTCTTCGCCGGCAGCAATCTCAAAGGTCTCCATATACATTTGCTTGAGCATCTCAATGCGAGGCATCAAGTCAGGAGTCTTAACAGCAATGTGGTACGCCAATCCTGCCACCAGAGCAGGAAGGAAACGGAAATTCATGTCTGCGGTCTCAACACCTGCCCCGGCATCTTGAACTCGGCGCAGTCTCCAGTACACAAATTGGTATGGAACACTGTTGTCTGGCGTGGGCCAGACTGTGATGGCCGGCAACTGAGGCACATACACCGCAGTTCCATCGGCATGCGCAGCCGCTGTCGTGTTGTTTTGGCCTCTAAATACGTTGCCTAGTACATTACCACTGACGTACCCATAATAAATGTCCTCAGCACCAAGGCGAATGAAGCCTGAACCCGCTAACCCAACCACCGAGTTAAGCGTGATCGTGGTGTCCGTGGAGGTAATGGCTCCATCCAAGACCGCATCCGTTGGATTAACTTGACCAGACAGTCGCTGAATCCAAACTTGGATTGGACGAGCTTGTTGGATTTTGTTGGGAATGGTCGCATAGGTAGAAACGCTAATACGAGAGATGGTCAAATCAGCCTGTGTAGAAGCTGTATTGGAGCCTGTACGAATAACATGCTCTAGCAAGTCAATTGTGTCTACTGGCAAAGCGTATGTGTTTAAACCCGGAGTTAGGTTGATGACACCCTGCTCCATAGTCCACATGTTAATACCTTTGGACTGCCACTCAATTGTCATTAGGTTCATTGACCTGCGTGCTGTACGCAAGTCATAGCCTGAACGCATTTCCCGACCAGCACGCTCCCACGCTTCCTCGGCAATCTCCGTGAAGTCCATGTTGAACAGTGTGGTTCCGGTAGTGGTCATTTTTTAGCCGTTTTCGCAGAGTCAATAAAAGCCTGAGCCGTGGGCGCACCCTTCTGTCCGGGTTTGCGCATCTTCTCTTTAGAACCAGCAGCTATACGCTTACGTTTGGCGTTAATGTTGGCATATAAGCCAACAGCACCGCCTTCAGCATATTGCGTAAAGTCGGTGTCATCACGGCGTGCCTTAGACACACCTTTTGGCATTTTGCTAGGGAGCACAGCTCCCATGCCGCGACTGGCCATCATTTTTTGTACATCCCGCCGCCACACATGGCGACCATAGTACCTTTGGTTTTGCCTTTGGTAGCAATACCATCTGCGCGTTTAGACGCAGAAGATACTTTGCCGCCGCCAGCATAACCACGTTGACCACGGACTGCGTCACGTGGATCTTTTTTAGGCTTGCTAGAACCAAACATTTGATCGAGCAATGAGCCACGGAATGTCGTGTCAGGCTCAGGCATAGTCTGGTTGTAAGCTCTTGCAGCTTTCAACATGGCTTTACGGTCTGCCACGTCTTCAGGGGTCATGTCTTCGTTAGAAGAACCGCCTTCCGCATATTTTTTCATAATTAATCCTTAGCAAAACTTGCCACGGGTCTTGCCTTTAACAGCAATACCATCAGCGCGGCGTGAGGCTGAACTTACAGAACCGCCATTAGCCATTCCAGCTGCTTTTTTAGCTTTGAAATCGCGCATGGCACGTTCACCTTCTTGACGCTGCAAGCCAAGCTTCAACATGGCATCCATGTCTGAAGGAGATCTTTCTAGAATGCTGTTGTAACGGCGTGGCGCACGCATATCACGACCGGGATCAATTGCATCTGCGGCTTCTTGTGCCGCACGGTCTCTTGCTTCACCAGCGGTAGGATCACGTTCTGCGCGGCGTTTTAAGCCACGCTCACGGTTTAAATAATCACGCAGGCTAAGGCCAGAGTCTTCCAATTCTTTCTTGGAAACAACACGCGGCTTAGGAGCTGCGGCCTTGGGAGCAGGAGCTTCTTCATTCTTAGGGCCAGCGCCCATAGACTTAGCAATGTCTTGCGACTCTGCTGACGCGTTTGCGGCTTCTAATACATCGCCGCCTTCATCATAACGTTTACGTTTCATTTTTAAACTCCTTAGCAGCCGCCGCCGCCCATCATTTTGATTTGAGTAGCTTTGGTTTTGCCTTTAGAGGCAATGCCATCAGCCGCACGGGTATAGCCACCAGAAGCTAATTTAGTTTTGGGTTGGCCTTTGTGCAAACGGGCTTCGTGTTTGTTCACGGCCTTTTGCATCATGGCTTTGTCCATTTTTACATCTTCATGTTTCATATCGCCACCTTTTGCAAATTTACGGCCCTTGTCAGCCGAAGAGAAGTCTTTGCCTACCGACATTGGTACGCCTGCTTTCTTGGCAAACGCTGGGTTATGAGCCACCGCTTCCATGAAATTGTGTTGTTTCTTACTTACGCTCGGCATCATTATCCCCTTTGGCTAATAAGCTGGTCAATTTTTTCTTCAAGCCGGTTAAAGCGTTGGTCAATATGGTCAGAAATTCGTTGAACTTCTGCTTTAGTAATGAAATCACGATGGTTTTCCTCTCGTGTAATATTTAGGAGCCTTTCAACTCGGCGTAGCTCGGAAGCTATTTCTTTTACTTCAGTTAGCTTCTCGCGCACGATAAATCCGCCAACCCCTAGGATTACGGACAGAATCGCTGACCAAAGCATTTGTGCGTCTAGCATTTCCAAGCTCTAAGAGATTTGTTTATGCGTGAGTCTGGGTCTTTGGCGGTCTTGGCGGATGTGAGTTTCTTCTTCATCCCTTCCATCCTCGCACAGAAAGAGTCGCGCCGGGAGCCGCCTTCGGGCTGGGGCGGTTTCAAATTCATGCCTTGCTTTTTCGCGGAGGCCCGTCCCTTGGCATTTAAGCCACCATTCGGGTTCTTGCCTTCTTTTCTCTGCCATGCTGGTGATTTAGCCATTTACGACTTTCAGTTTGGACATACGAATGTTTTCAATCAAAGGCATTACAACGTCTTCGCGGAAGTTTCGCTCAAACGTTTCTTGCCCAACGTGAGGCAGGCTTATATCTACGTCAATGTGAACCGTAAATCCCATTTGAGTTGCTCGGTCGCAGAACAAATAGTCTTCGCCTACATACTTGCCGTCTACGATTGCAAAGTCAAACACAGCGGCCATGCGATCGTATGTGCCTTTATTGTCGTAGATCCACTCTGGGTGAGCCTTGACCAACTGTTCAATAACGTGACGCTGAATGAGCATGAATCCAGTGCCAACGCGCTTAACACGCATCAAAGAACCGTCAAACTCTAGGTCGCCGTTATCGTCTAAATAGAGGTCGGCAAAGAACTTTTGATCCTTTGCACGACGGGGATATGCGCCAGCAGTGATGTCTTTACCACCACTCTGAGCCATCAAACGCAGAATATCGTCAGGTGTAACGATTACATCTGCGTCGATAAACAACAACTCTGTTGCATCCGATTTCAAAAACTCATTTACCAAGGCATTGCGTGCCATAGTGATGATTGAGCAATTGGATAGATCCGACAGTAGGACAGAAACACCAAGCTGCATTGCTTTGGGCATTAACTGCGCCAAGGCAAAAGCGGTCTTAATGTTTAGCTTGCCGTCATATGCAGGGATGCCAATAAATAGCTTACGCCCCGCCAGAGTTGCTTGTCTTGTCTCAGCCATAGAATGCTACCGCAGCGCAAGTCGCTCCAACAGAAACAACAAGACTTGTTGAACAAATTACGCCTTCACCCGGAATCCAAATACTAGAAACGCCAGCAGCGCCAATAGTAAAAGTAAACAAGGTTGTAGCACCGTCTTTGACTGTAATGGTAGTTGCGCCTGTTGCGCTATACCACAAACCTTTAAAACGTGTACGACCGTTATACGCAGTTGTATCCGTGCTAACTGGGCACGTTGCGCCTTTTACGTCTGTTTGCATCGACATAATTAATCTCCTTAAAAATGGGGGCCGAAGCCCCCTAGACTAATTATTGCTGTGTAGCAGATGGGTACATAGCGCCATCAGAACCGCGAACAATGTAAGCGATAAGCAATGTGCCAGCACCTGTAGTCAATACGCCACCTTTAGTAGCAGTGTAAGTAACCAACTGATCGGTTGAACCAACGTTTGCCAACAAAGCAACAACTGCGGCAGATGTGCCGGCGGCCATAGCGTAAGGAGCGGCAGGGCCAGTTACGGTAGTAGCTGTGTAGATGTCTTGACCACCCATAGTCAATTTGACAGTAACAGCGGCTGAATAAGCTTCTGTCGTGTAGAACTGAGCAGATGTAATCATTGCACCAGCGGGCAAGCAAAATGCTGTACCTGTCAGGCTAGAGTTAATAGCAGCAAAAGCAAATGATGTGCTGTTTGTTTGAGCGACGATAGTGCCACCCATGTTTTGAACTGAGCCAGCAGTCGTGCCGGTTGTGTTTTTAACAGTGCCGAGCAGCCAAGGGCCAAGGTGAGTTGCGAATCCCATGATATATGTCCTTACATACAAGTTAAGTGTATCAATCGGTATGTCGTCTGCCGGGACAGTTTGATACACCGGATAGCCCGGATTAATATGTTTATACCACTACGTTTAAACCAATGCAACAAAAAAGGGAGCCGAAGCTCCCTCTTTTTTTAACATCTCCGAAGAGATATTTATCAGGACGAACCGGGTGAACCGAAGATGCCCAGAGGATCTGACACGCCGAAGCTGTAACGCTCACGGGCTTTGTAACGAACGTTACCTGTGTCAAAGTCGCCGTCCATGCCAGTGCTCATAGGAGTACGGACAAAGTGCTTCAAGCCGTTAGGCACGTCAGTCAACAAGAACCAAGCATTTGGGTCTGTCAAGAAGTGGTTAACGGTGTAGCCTTCAGGAATTGAACCGTTGTTCTTCAATGCGTTGATGTCGTTGTCAGTTGTACCGACGCGCAACTCAGTCTCAAGCAGACGAGTAGCAACGAACATCAATGATGGAGGAACGATCAATTTCTTGGGCTTAGCAGCGATCAGCAAGCTACGCTCATCTGTCCAAGCTGCGATCTGAATAACAGCGTTTTCCAACGATGTTTCATTCAAGTCAGCGCCGACTGTAGGACGGTTGCTGTTGGTGCCACCAGAAACCAAGGGGTGATCTGTTGCGCAGAGAACTTTGCCGTCACCGTATGTAGGTGCGCCAGTGCCTGTAAAGGCGTTGTTCAATACGTAAGCAGCTTTAACTTGCTTGGTGTAAGCCATACCACGGGCCAAAGCCTTGGTATAACGTGAAGACAGGCTGTCGTACAAGTTATCTTCCACAGCTTCCTCTGTGATGGAGAAGCCCATCGCAATGGTTTCGTGGGTGTAACGTGCAGTCCATGCTTCCTGTGCATTGTCATAAGCGATGGCAGAACCCTCGTTTTTGACCGGTGCAGCAGAGAAACCTGACAGTTTTGTCTCTTCTTCAAAGCTACGCTCAGATGTCTCTGTTTCGTAGATCTCTTTGTGCTCTTCGCCGTATTTAGCGTATTCCAGACCGAACAAAGCGTTCAAACCGGGGAGCAACTCTTTAAGTAGTTGTGCGCGTGAAATAGCCATGTTAAGTTACTCCTTAAACACCAGTCGTGTTGTTGTACTGGTTCGTGTTGAACTTAACGATAAACTCGTAATAAGTTGTGGCGGCAATAGCTGGATTGCCAGTCGCTGTGTCAGGCACAACGTCAATCACACGAACGGGAAGGGTTGCTGTGGTAGCGGCGGAAGAACCGTCAATACCATAGTATGAATCACCAGTGGTGGTAGAACCAACGTTGGCAACCAAAGCGACGTTAGCGCCAACAATCGCACGGGTATAAGCCGTAGGAGTTGTGCCGCCAGCCACTGTAGCGCAAACTTTGAATGCCGCCATAGGATCATCAACAACAAACGCAAAAGCCATTTGCGTAGAAGTTGAGGTAGCTGCTGGGTAGTACTGACTGAAAGTCGGTTGACCCAAAGAGTTGATATAAGAACAACCAACCAATACACCAGCAATCTTACCGGAATCGGTAGTATTTTGCGCAGTGATGTAGCCGTTAGTGTCAACTTGAACAGTATCACCGTTCAAAATTGCAGTAGCGTAGGCTGGGGCAATTGGGATTTGACGGATCGCTCCGGCGTAGGGCAGACCATCCAGTCGGTTGACTGGCTTGAATCCATACGTCTGATTAATGGTAGGGTATGCCATTTAATAGACTCCAAAAAAATTAAATACCTTTTCCGAAAGTCACCTTAGAGCTTCGTTCTTTGAACATTGGCATCCGAGGATCGTTTTCGCGCATGTAAGTATTGTCCACCGATTGCATCTGCGCTTCTGCCTGTTGTTGGTAGTACGCATGACGCTGTTCAGTAAACTCTACTGGGGTTTTGCAAAGCAACAAACCACCCACCTCGACGCTGTCTGGAAATTTATTCTGCGCAGCAGAAAACAGACGAATTTCGGGATGATCAGAAGCTTTAACGGGTTCCCAACCTTCGGCAAGCTTTGAGGAATAGTTAGTGGCATCATCTTTACCTAAAGACGCAATCCGAATCCAACGAAAAATGTAGCCTTCCTCCGGATTGGGATCTGGCAACAGTTTTGGAGGCATCCATTGTTTTGGACGTTCCGCAACTTCGCGGGTACTCAGGTCACGACCTGTACGAATAGATTTTTCCATTTTCATTTCCTCATTTCTTCAGCAACCTTACGGGCGTACAGTTCCAAAGGAACTCCCAACCGCTTGGCGAGATTCACTTGCGTCTGCGTAAGTACGATTTTCTTTGGCGCTGTACTACGTGTGGCAGGCGAAACAACATTGGACTTGGTACGTTGAGGTTTCGCATCAACGGACTCCCCGGCTCCAACTTGGTCTGGGAATCTTTCTCGGATGTCAGTGTCTATACGTTTATAGTATTCGTCACTGCCAACCCTGATACCACTCTCTACAAGTTCTTCATGCAGCCCTAAAGCGTATGAAGTCATCCGTTTATTGCTTCCAAACCACTGATTTCGGTCTTGCCATGCAAGTAGTTTTTCATCAACGGGTGCAACTTGTTGAGGTTGTGGTGCGATTTGTACAGGAGTTTCTGGCTCCTGTAAAGGGGCTGGGCGAAAATTGTTTACTTTATCTGCGCGGATCCTAGCTGTAGTTAGTGCTTCCTGCGCTTCAAGCAACTTATCTGCGTCGCCAGACTCATACGCCTCTTTGTATTGGCGTTTGGCATCTTCAATCTCGGCGTTAATGACCTTCTTAGCTTGTTCTAAGAGGACATTCTGTCCTTGATTGACGGAGCCTTTGAGCTTTTTGTTTTCTTCATACATCGCCTGAGCGAGTTTGATAGCCTCGTCTTTCTCGCGTTGAGCAGCCTCTTTGGCTCTGCGTTCTTCGTGATAGCCCTTGGTGAAATGTTTAAACCTATTCTTGACGCTCTCAGAATAGCTTGCTAACTCTTCTTCCGTGGGGTCTTGAGGGGCTTCTGCCATTGGAGTGCGGTAACGATCCTTCTCAGGGGTGTCGTCAACGACTTCAATTTCTGGCTTTTCCTCGCCGGCAACTTCAACTTCCGGCTCAGCTTCTACGACTTTGCCACCTTTACGGGGGTTGTCGCCAGCTTCATCGGGAAATTCAAATTCTGTTTTTTCAATTTCAGCCATGATTTACTCCTTAGTTGGGACGTTGGATACCACGAGGGTCTTGCACAACAGCTTGCAC